TACCAGAAATATTTTAACACTCTTTTAGAGCAAGACGAAATCGAAGCGGCTCCAGTTGCTGTAACCCCAGACGATGAGGCTGGTGCAATGACCGCTGAATTGGATTCGGGTACTCCTCCGGACGCATTTGATAGTGATGCTGGAACCGTAGAAGTTATTAGAAAAGAATCTCTTGCAAAGCAAAAAAAGATTCTTGCACAATGGGTTTCTGAAATTGAACGTTTCGTTGAATATGTCAACGGTGTGAATACTACTTCAGTTCAAGCACAACTTCACAATGCTGGTTGTGATACCTTGTTTGAAAAGATTGCTTCTTCTGAACATCGTAGAATTTCCCGTATTGCTGTAGAACTTAGCGGTCTTGCAGAAGCTCTCAAGGGATACTTGATTGCTGGAGAGCAAGATTAATTGATCTCCGCTAGTTTTATTAGTCCAGTCATTCCGCTATAGGAATTTTTCAATATAAACTTATAAGGAAATTCGTTTAGATTGTATTGAATACAAACATCGTTCAAATCTTTGAATTTTTTATATTCACTAGGCCAAAGAAATACCGTCTTTCCAGAGTTTAAAAGATATTTTGTTTTCTTTTTTGAGGCTGAATCATTCCATTGGTTGTCCAATACGAAAATATGATCATGTAAAGGAAACAATTGTAATTGTTTTTTCTGCTTTTCGGTAAACACTTCTGAACTGGATTCAGAAATCCCAGCAAGAGCTATTCCGTTTTTAACGAATGTGGCATCTAATGGCCCCTCTGTTATGAATACTTGGGGTATTTTGTCCTGAATTTTATCTATATTGAATATGGATCTTTCTGCATTTTTCTTGGAAAGATATCTCGGTTTTTGATCGACTTCTGAAAGTTTTCTAGATTGATAGAAAACAATCTTTCCAGTTTCATCATAAAAAGGAATTATAATTCTATTTTGATGAACATAGTCATTGAGAGTTATATAATATTTTTTTGGTCTGTTTATAGCTGTTAAAAGTTTTCTCTTATTCAATACCTCAAGTGCCTTTTTAACATAAAACTCATTTGAGAAAAACATTAATTGCTCCTCATCTTCCATATCAATACAGTCGCAAGGGAGTTCATAATCTGTCTTTTTATTGTTTGTTTTAACTTGAAACTTTTCTATGGGAACAGTGTCGTAGTCTTTAGATTCATTCAATACCTCATGAAAAGAATCTCCGCTCAATTCCATAATCCAATTAACAGGGTTCCCTGTCCAGCCACAATTATGACAATGAATCATGTTTTTCTTAGGTATGAAATAACACCTTTGTTTTTTTAACCAAGACTTTCCTTCCCTACAAATCGGACAACTTGCCTGATATGTGTTTGCTCCCCTATTGTGTTTTGGTGAGCCTCCGTATTGGTAAAACTTGGATACAATGAATTCCTCTGGTAAAACTATCACAGAGGAATCTTACTACAAGCTGAAGGAAAGGTCAAGCCTCTTTTTGCTTGATAGGAGTAATATCGACAACGCCTTTTCTTATAAAGGCACCAGAAGAGGGGTCATACCAATATGCCTCTTTTACCATCGTATTCCCAACCTTCGTCTCAATTACTCTGGGAACGGATGGTTGACCGGAAATAGGAGATGTTATGATTTTAGGTTCTACTCTATTCATGGAACTATTTAGTAGACATTGTTTTTTTTCCATGGCTTTCAACAACTTTATACACATCATATGGTAAAATGTTGATAAAATCCAGTATTTTTTCCTTTATTCCTATATCAAACTTGACAATATCCACTTTCCTTATTTCCATTTTAGGTAATGTTACGAAATACAAAGTATGATCGTTTTGATCAAAAAATACAAAAATTTCTCCTTTATAATCGCCCTTTAGAACGCCATAAGCGGAACCTTTCTCTATGTGATTCTTTTTCTTTGAGAAAAGATTCCGAAAAAACATAAAATTTTACATTTCGCCTCTTTGAAAGAGAACACGATTTATAAGAGAGTTTAATGCATCAGCATCCATTTGATTTTCAGCATAGTGGAAACAAATGGGACGACCCCTCATGTCATATCCGAAGACCATGAATGCTTGAAGAAATTCAGACAAATAGTTATTAACTAAACTCATCACATCTTCGTTGTTTTTCGCTTCTTTTTTTACACGGCAAATGTAATTCTGAATGGAATCCGAAAGGAGTTCGTTGATCTGAGCACGATCAATCGCATTAAGCTTATCCTTCTTTTGGATAGGTGTGCTTGGAATTTTCTTCTTTTCGTTGTCCTTCTTTTCCATCTGAATATTTATCTTTGTTGTAAGGGCTTTCCTTTGCGCTATTATTTACACCAGCATTCAATAAGTGCGTAATAATAACCTCAAGGCTTTCTGTTTTGATGGAAAAGTTCTTTAAAAATTTATTTCCCCCATCATTAAGTTCAAACATGATATCTCCAAAGAAATCTTTGTTTTCATAGCAAGTTATAAAAACCGAAGAACCGCTTGGATCGACAAGCAAAGTCCAACATCTAGGATCATGCTCGCCATAGTCTCCAAATATTTTCCAAACTATAAAACCCGAATCTCTTAATCGTTTTACAAAATAGCTTGGGGTTTTAATTGAGTTTCTGCTTTTTTTATTTTTCATTTGACTAAAGATGATACAATATAAACTGTTTTGTTGTAGTTATTGAGAACTTCGAAAATCACAATACCCAACTTGGAATTTATTTTAACATTTAATTCCGTGTTTCCAGATTCCATCAATCGAAATATGTCGAAGTTGATAGGTAAAGATGATATATTCTCCCCTTCAAATGTATCGGTCAATCTCAGGGTTATTGTATCTATATTTTTTCTAGTTTTATCTGTTAATTCAGCATAAACACCATCTTCGTTAGAAGATATATAGACCTTATTTGAATCTGAGCTAAAAACTGAACCTTTAATCAAATCCTTAATCTGATCACTCTTTAATGTAAAGAAAGTTTCAAATTGAGTTTCAGATAATTTTTGAAGATTGAGTTTTGGTTTTTTTATAATCTCATCTTCAAGCAAATGATAGGTAAATCTCAAAGATTTGTCTTTATATGTTAAATTATTGTTTTCCAGAGTAAAAACAACATCTTCATCGGAAATCGCATCGATGGCTCTTATCATTTTTTTAATATCTGGAAAATTCAAAATATTGATTCCATCCGAATCAATCTCCACCGGATATTTGGAATGATATATTACAGAGTTATCGGCGGTACAAACCAAACAGCTAAATTCATTTTCTACAATTTCAACAACAGCTGAATCGGATATTTTAGAAATCGGAGATAAAAATCTCTTTATAAAGAGATCCTTGTTTTTAATTTTTAGAGTTTTTGACATGCTTCAAGATTATATCCAATTTTCTCTCAATGTCAAAAAGCTTTTTATGCAAATCTGATACTTCTGTCTGTTTGAATAATGGAAGTTCCATTTGATTCGGATCACTTTGAGTCGCATTTTGGGACTTAATAACTTGAACAGGAGACGGTTGGGCAGGAATGACGGGCTGAACATACTGAACAGGTGCCATATTGTTCAGTATGTTGTTCGCCAACATTGCGGTGTGATCAAACCCAACTTGTGGTGTAAATGACTGTTGTTGATTTGGAAGAATTCTTTCATAGTCAATATGACCCTTCTTCAAGCCATCAACAATATTTGCATCAACTTTAGTTCTTAGTTCTGAAATGGGACCAGCAATGATCCCTTTCAGTGCCTCAAGAACCAGAGGGTGATTCGGGGGTAAATCACCCTCTGGGGATATTTGATTAAAATCCATGATTAGGCGTCAAGATCGGCCAAAAGTTTCTTGATATTTTCATCATCAGATATATCTTCGGATGAAGAAGATTGAACGCTTGATGTTGATTGTGAATTCAAGTTTTCAACCTCATTCATAACCTCTTCTGCCTTTTTCTCAACAAGGAGAGTTCTCTTGCAGAAGAAATGTTCATCTAGAGATTGAACGATTTCGTCTTGAGACTTGGTGGGAATTACAGATGTAAGATCGAGAACAGAGTTGTAAACGTCTTCCATCTTGTCTTCTGCCAAGCCTTCGATTTTTCTAGGCAGACTGAACTTTGAAGAAACGTATGTGATATAATCACCCTGTTGTTCACACTTGATCTTGAAGTTTACACCATTTTCAGAAAGATCAAAGATTCTTGGGCCGAAATCCTCCGAGCCTTCACCATCAATCGCATCAGAAATAATCTTGTGGAGTTGCTTGCCATAACGAATAATCTTCATTGTCCCGTTATTTTCTGGATTTGTTGGATCATCCACTACATATGCATTTACAAGCCAACGCTCGTTACGGCGAAGAAGATTTGCTTTGGCTTTCTCTTCTTCGTTGCCATTTCTAAGTAGGCGGTATTTGGTATCAGTCATTGGACACTTTTGACCAAACGTTGTGGGAGACACGATGCTGGTATATTGTCCAGTGCTGAAAGAAGACCAGTCATATGTATAATAATGAAAGAATGTCTTCTCTGGTTGGCTAATGTTTGGAACGAGACGGACAGCGTATGTTTTGTCCTTCTCAAACTTCATGATGTTTTTTAGGTTGGACTGCGTGGTGTTTTTTTGAAGAGCGTTTTTAATGCTATCAAACATTTTTGTATTGAATGTACTCATAATTCAGAACCCATATTAACTCATGTTTTAGGATTTGCAAGCTTTGTTTTTAAAATTTTTAATCCTTGTTTCGAAATATTCATGCATTTTTTTGAAGAATAATACTTTGTACGGAAAATAGAAATTTTTGAAATAGTATCACCAAGCATGAATTCTAGAAGTTCGTAGTTGTGTCGGTTTATCGTCTTTTGGAAATCGTCAAATGCTAAACAGTTATATATGGATACGTGTTTTTCCTTCAAATGTAAAAAAACAGTTGCCATTCCATTCGTCATATGATCGATATAATCATCTACAAGTATCTTGTTTTGTTTACAAAAGTTATATATAAACTCCAATCCATCCAAAACGGCTTTTTTCTGAATGTCGGAGTCAGGATCTGAGAATGTTTTTTTCTTTTGATAAAGATTGTATATCTTTACAGCTTTTTGGCTCAAATAAAAATCCAATCCAAAATCCTTCTCATCTTCATATACGTTATATGGTGCTTCAAAAAAATCATTCAAATTAACATATGCGTTTCTTTTAAAGAAATTCTCAAGCTTCAAAAGAGTGGAATACCTTTCTTCGTTTTGAATATTGGAAAAATCCTTTCTCAATTTAAAAGGAAGATTCTTTTTGGACCTACTAACTCTCAAATAGGTATTATATATTTGTTCAATGTCTCTCACCGCAAAGAATCGATTATTTTTTTGTTTTTCTTATTATTGACAAACTTCATCACATACTTCGATTTGTATAAAGTCGGATCGTGTTCTAGAAAAATTCTTATAGCTGACATATCATTGTCTATATTGTGAAGCATTTTAAAGAAGTCTCTCAGTTTTTTATCTTGAATGTATGCTAGAAGAATAGAGGCATAGTTCATTTTTTTGTTGTTTAGTATGCTAACAAAACTGCAAAAACAATTGAAAATGTGTTCTTTTTCTTCGTGTTCTTTTTCGGACATCATAATTTAATTTCCTTTTTCTCCAAAAGTTTAGTGAAAGACATGAATTTTTCAGTTATCATTCCACCAGCTGTGTTTTTATATCCTCCACCATCAGCTAGGCTTTGTGCGACCTTAGACAAATCCACATTTGAATGGTGGTTTTTTCTAAAACTGACTTTTTGTGTATCATTGTTTACAATAATAGCGATTTCATAACCCATTTCGGTTAATTCAGCCGCAACTTCATTTATACAAGTGTCGGCAAATGTTGCTATAATTTTTCTAAAAACTCCTTGGATTTTAACATCTCCAACATAAAACTCGGCGGAATCTACAATTTTTCTTATTTTGCTTTTGTAAAAATCTATAATTTTGATTTCCTGCTCGGAGAAGTCTGAAAATCCATTATTAAATCTTTCTTTCAACTTCAGGGTTTTGTCTCCTTGGAAATTCCAATAAATCATGTTCATCCCAATTGATTGAACTTTTTCAAGGAGTCTATAAGACACATAATCGTCAACAAGAGCTACAAACTTTCTCTGTTCTGTTGAAATCTTCCTATCTGAATATTTTTCTTTCAAATGCCTATAAAGACCTAAAACCGTAGATCCTTGCTCAAGGACATGGACTTTTGCATTTTTATACAAGTCTCGGCATCTTTTGGCTTCTTGATGGTGATCAAATATTTGAACATTTTTTTCATCTATCAAGTGCATTATAGGACAAGTATCTAATGCTACAAAATAAATTTCATCGTAATCTTCCAATTTATTTTTTAAAAGCCATCTTGAAATGTCGCTTTTCATATTCAGATGGTTTGTCATCGTGTATGAAGGTGTATTCCAAAGATACCAGTGCAATAGCAAATAACACGCTGATCCATCCAAGTCGGAATGAATAAAGACATGTATTTTTTTATTGTTTTGCATTGTCCATTAATTTATTGCAATTGTTCTAATCTTCAAGTGCTTTTATTGATTTATTGAAATCTGCCAATTCTTCAGTGTCATTTTGAATGTCTTCCTCTTCCAAGGTCAATGTTGTATAATCTATCTTCAGAACGGTAGATCCGAAATTTGGGCCAAATCGATTTTTCGCAATACCCATATTGATATATCCGTTTTCTTTATCTTCATCGCTTTGCCAAATATTAAAAATACAGTCAGCAGTATTTGCCAAGCTGATTCCCTCCGAAATACTTTCCAAATTTGGGCTTTCGCTTGAAAATGAAGATCTTACAATTTGACTTGCTGAAACAATTGGAACATTGTATGTATAGGAAATCGCTCTTAGTTGTTCAGATATGTGTTTAATTCGTTCATACATTGTTGTCCCACTTGAACTACTCATCAAATTTAAGTAATCCAATACAAGGCAATCTACCTTTACACCTCTCTGTTGGAGTTTTTTCAAATATGCTCCAACTTGGAATGGCGAAATTGTCGATGGTGGAAATTCTTTAATTAAAATTTTAGCTTCTTTGTTTCTTTTCTTAATGTCGGTCAATTGATCTTTCAGGTTGTTGAAATCTGTTTTGAGTTCAAACATTGGAATCTTGGTGAGTTTTGATGCAAATCTCATACCATACATGATTTCAGACATTTCCAAAGAAATTACAAGGGCGGTTTTGCCTTGCATGGCGACATTTGCCGCAATATTTCCCAAGAAAATGGATTTACCAACATTTGTCTGCCCAATGAAAATATACAATGCCTTTCCGTTTTCCAAAAAACCGCCGCCAATCTTGTTGTCCAGCCATTTCCAACCACTTGAAATTTTGCTTTCATTCTTTGAAAGCTCTGAAATAAAATTATCAACGTCTTCCAAAAGATTAAGACCCATCGATGATGATAAATTGATTCCGACAGCTTGCTCCATCTTCATCAACAATTCAGCCGCATCCAATTTTCCATTATCGTGACTATTAGCGGCTTCCAACAATGTGTTGAATACGGATTTCTGTTTCAGAAAAGTCTCGGTATTTTCGAACAATTCTTCACGATTGAACTTTGTTCCCTGAAACTCCTCCATTTTCCTCAAAACGCTTTTAAACGATTCTTTTAGTTTCGGATCACTCAAATATGTTTTAATTTCACTTAAAGTAGGAACTTCATTTCTTTTAAGATAAAAGTCACGAATAATACCTATGGTGGATTTGATGTCCTTATCGGAAAACAAATCCTCCTTTAGGTAATCTATAACGGAACCCAAATATCCCTCATCGAATATGCAGTTATATACGATGACTTTTTCATAAAAATCCAGATCTAGTTTTGCGGTTTTTTCGTCCATTTGTTTTTAAAGTATTCGTTTGATTCATTCCAGTCTTTTGTGAACTCCCTGAGACCTGGTGAGCTATGATCCAGCAATATTGGCCAAGTTCCTATCTTCAATTTGTTCATATTGCAAGACATGGAAAAGTCCATATCGTAATGG